CGCCACGAACTGGAACAGCGAGCCGGTGGACTCACGGGTCTGCGGGTTGACAGCGAACGAGTCAGCGATGGTGAACACATCGCCGGCCTTGATCGTGGTCGTCACAGAGCCCTGCTCCAGCAGGATCGACGAAGCGCCTTCGCTGGTCACGCCCGGGGTCTTCACCAGCGTGCTGGCCGAAGCGTCACGCGAGCCCGTGGTGTGCTGCTTGATCGACTGAGACATGTTGATCTCGTCGAAGCCCAGCACGCCCGTGCCCATCATGCCGTTCTTGAACTGCTTGCTGATGGTGTCAGTCGGGTTGAACAGACCCTTCATGCCTTCGACCAGCCCAGCGTTAGCGGCGGGGTTGACGGTGGCGTAACGGGGGCTCATGACAGCCGCGTTCTCGTTCAGCTTCTGTTGCGCTTGCAGCAGAACCAGCGAGGTGGACGGGGTGGTGCCGGGGCTACCAACGCTGTTGCCGATGAACTTGTACGCATTGGCAACGTCAGCGTCGATGCTGGAAGCAAGCTGGCTGATACGCGGCTTAAGCACACGCTCGGCGAAGTCGTCAAGCTGCATGGTCAGTTCAGCCGACGTGAAGTTCACGCCGATGTGCTTCTGATTGGCAACCGACAGCGTGGTGAACTGCTCGTTGTCGTCCTGGACTTGCAGGGCGGCACCGTCAGTCACCAGAGCGCGGTCGGGCAGACGAATACGCAGGGTGGAACCAATCTTGGCGCCTTCGACAGCGAAGCTGTCGTCGTACTGACGGTTCACGTTGCGGGTAAGGACGAGATTGTTCTCCAGGATCTCCAGGGCCTTCCTGGTGATCATGTCGATGGTAAGGATCGAATTGCTCATGATGATTTCCTAAAAAAGTTAGCGGATGCGTTGTGCCTCTAGCTTCTTCATCTGCCGCACCCTGTCAGCTTCAATCCACTGCGAGGCCGTCATGGTCTTGATAGACCGTGGGTCCGTAGTATCGATGGCTGGCGAACCAGAGGTTCGGGCGGTTACAGGTGAAATAGGCGTCGGCGCTGAAGTTGATCGTTTGACCGGCGGTTCCGCAGCCAGCTTGGCTTCGATTTTACCGATCTCTTTTGCCTGGGCAAGCGGCGCCATGCGTGAGATACGCTCCGCGTCCTTGGGGTTGGAACCGAGATAATACGCCAACTCGGGGCCAATGTCCGAAGACTGGATCGTTTCTGCCATCACGTTCGTGATTGACAGCTTAGGGTTGTAGGCGACTTGCTCAAAGTCGTCGTACTTGTCCCGCGCTGCTTCCTCAAGTTCCTGATAGCTTTCGAGGACTTGCGACTGCTGCTTGGCGGCTTCGCGTTTGGCGAGCAGTTCTTCTGCCTTCTGATACGCCAACGCTTCCGCGTAGGCTTCAGGAGACTCAAACTGATCAACGCTGGCCGTCGGGGCAGACTTGACAATCTGCGTTTCCGCAGACCGTTGCGCTTGCTCTCGTTCCCACTTACGTTGCTCTCTTGCGAGGCGTTTGCTGATCATCGCGTCGATGTCGGCCTGGGTGAATTTCTTCTCCTCGGGCGTCTGCTCGGGCTGACTCTCAGCTACTTCCGGCGCGTTTTGCGCATCTTCCGGGACAGCCGTTGTCTCGGGCGCTGACGCGGATTCAACTTCCGCTAAGGCTTGAACTTCTTCAGTCATGATTGCTCAGGTTGAGCCCCGGTCTACTGGGCCGGTACAGTTCTCAGATTATGCGCTAAGAAGACGCGGGGTCAATTCACACTGCGACATTTTTCACGCCAAAAGCTGCTTATGTAAACCATAGTCAGTGTGTCTTGTGCGGTGGAAACAAAATTTACCGCCCCTGCTAAATACAGATTAGTCGCCAGCAAAGTTGTGTTTGCGTTCCCAAAATAGCAGGTAAGCTCTTGCCCTTCAACGCCGCCGCTAAAATTAGACACTGTGGTTGCGCCACTTGCGCTGATAGTCAGAACATCCAAACCGCCTACCGGAATAGTAATCGTACTGCCGCTGCTGGTGAAGACACGGTTGGCGTTTTTGCCGTTGGTGCGGTTGTAGATCAAGTTGTTGTTTGTAGTTGTGTCCTCACCACCAACAAACTCCAGCTCTGCGGTCGTTGCGGTGATCTTGTTATCCAGCACTCGGACACGGGTTGTGCCTGTCTGCAAAGCCGAAGCAATCTGTACGCCGTAAGCCGCTGAATTGATTGTGTTTCTAACAATCTCAACATCATTGGTGTATGTTGCTCCGCTAGTTGCGTTAAGCGTGACGGCGCGGAAATTAGCAGCCGCCAAGGTTCCGTTAATTAGGTTATCGGTAATCTTTACTCGTTCTCCACCTTCAATCACAATAGAAGCGTTCCCGTTAGCGGACTTGCGGACCATCACGCAGTTGCTGATGGTCACATCGTAAACTGTGCCGTCCGTCGCGGGCACTGTACCAATACGAATGTCTGCAAGTTCAGAGTTGAGAAACGTGCAGTTAGTGATTGCAGTTCCGATGCTGACGTTATCTGGCGCAGTGCCTTGCGTGTCTACGTCAATTTCAATCGTGCCGTCATAACAGTTGTCAAAGACGCAGTTTGAAACTGCAACGTTACGCGACCGGCTAATGCTGAATGCCACGCGATACGCTGCTGTGTAAACTGTTGAGCGATGGTCACGCACAATGCAATTGGTCGCTACATAGTCGCGCCCCTCGGCAAAGTAAATACCGTGCCGCCCACAGTTAATTGCCTGACAATCGGAAACAATACTGTTGGGGGCTTGGCTAAATTGAAAACCATATCCGATGCCCCCCACAAGACCTACAATGTTTTTGGCTTGGCAGCGTGAAATTTTGACGTTGTTTGTGGTGCCAGAACCAACTCCCGTACCTGCGGCAAACTTAAAGCCCATGTTTGCAGAATCAACAATGACATCCTGCACAAATACGTTTTGAACATACGCGCCGGCTTCATTACCAAATAGCCATCCAATTTGAGCATTTGCTGTATTAGCGTCCCGGTTTACGCCGTCCCCCGTAATTGTTCCGCCGGCAACAAAAATATTGGCGCAAATACCTTTTACAACAAACCCCGCGCTATTGCCGGAAAGTGTAAACCTTGCTCCGTAGGCCGACACGCCGATGTTTGATTTGCCGTTAAAAATAATTTGCCCAATGACATACTGTCCAGCGGGGAAATACAGACTTTGACCTTGGGTTAGTGCAGTTGCAGCCGCTTGAATTGCCGTTGTGTCGTTCGTTACGCCGTCACCAGTAGCGCCAAAATCCAGCACGTTAACGTACTGCCCTTCAATCATTGAGTAAGTGACTTTAGTCAGCGCCATTTTATTTCCTTAAACGTGGTACGAGCCGCTAAAAATCATGGTTCCTGAACTAAATGTGGTCGGGTATGCCACCTGGCCAGTCCATAAAAGAATAGTTCCTGCGGAGCCTACGGCGTCGTTAATCATAGCGCCTACAGCAGCTTTTGATGGCGCAAATGGCAGGCTAAAAAAAGTTGAGTTGGCAATGCCTGAAATAGAGTTCGCGCCAGCAGGATAAGTAAAAAACACCAATCTTCCAATTCGCGTGTAATAGCCGGTAGTGCTAGATGGTGTGCCTGTCAAGTTTGTCCATACGACTGTCCAAGTCCCCTCCTCATACCAGTTCAGCAACTGGCTCGTCATCCCCGCTGCGGGGGTGTTCGCGGTGAAGTTGACGCCTTTGGCTGCGGTCTTTTGGACCAGGTTACCACCTGAATCAAGCCACCATCTATCCGTAGTTCCATTGCTTTGTAGCCGCAACTCTAGTCCGCCAAATGCAAGAGGCTGATATGAACCAGATAAAGTAGAATCTACACCTTGAATAGACGAAGCATTTGCATCTGTTAAAATGCGGACACCTTTAGTAGTACCGCTAACACCAATCGGGTATGAACCGTCGGCAACAGTTGCAAGAATTGTCCGCACGTTGACATCGCGGCCTGCCGTTATGTTGGCAGCAGACACTTTTACCGTAGCGCCGCTCTGCACAATCGGCAAAACTTCTGTGCCTGCAAGCGGAGTGCTAGCAATGGTTAATTGAGAAATCTGTTTGTTAGCCACAGTAGATTTCTAGTTAATAATCAACCCGCACAGCATTCTACGATCCACGAAATCAAGATCATTGTGTCACCTGCTGTGGCTTTTTGCGCAGTAATCACCAACGTTGTTGCCGCCGCCGTGTTGACTGTTGAAGTGGTTGGACCAAGCGCTGAAACACCAAGTCCTGCGACAAGCCCCAAAGGCGGGCCGTACTGACTTGCTACGTCATTTCGATTTTGAATTACCAATTCGCTGACGATGCTGAGATTTCCAGCAAGATTTGCACCGTACTAGTCAGTTCCACCAATACCACCAAGGCG